ATCCTTGATCTTGTCGATACCCTCAAGCCGCAGAGCGTCTAGGGCTCCTTCTTCGAAACTGCGGAACGGTCCTCTGCCTTTCGGCTTGATTGTCGTAACGCGGTTTAGCGACTGGCCATTGCCGAGATAGGCTCCGAAGTCGCCATGCGCTTCAAGATTGTGCACAACCGCGATGAAATACCACGGGCAACCGATCTGCCGCGCGATGTTCTCGTAGCGGGCCTTGCTGGCGATGAGACGACGGGCTGCGGCCAAGGTTGCGGCCTTCCGCTCCGGCCGGATCTCCGCCTTTGCCCATAGATTGGCGTAGCCGCGCTTTACGCTCTCATAGTTCATTGCGACATTCCCTTAGCATAGGTTGCGCCCGGCTCGGCGTAGATGCATTTCCATTGCGGATTAGCGATCTGCGCGCGCAGGCAATCCATGATCCAGTCTTGCCGCGTGAAAGCGAGGTTGTTCGGCTTGGAGTAGGCGTCGGCAAGCTTGTTTACCGTAGCCGTCAACGCCTTGACGTCGTTGCTAACTTGTCCGATCTGCCCGTAGATCTGCGAGCGCTCATTTGAAAGCGTCCATGCACCATAGACGAAAAGTCCCACGACCGCGCCGACGAGCGACAGCGGTATCCATGTGGTCGCCGTTCTCAGTTTCAATTCCTGCTCCGGAGACATGCCAGATTTCACCCGCGACGTTCTGTCTTCCATAGCAGAATTTACCTTGTTCGTCCGTTGCTTACATTACGAAGTGCACCTAGATAATAAGTCGCAGTCGATTTAGTTGCAGCGCGCTTCGAAAAAGTTTATCAAACACAAACACGCTAGAGAAAGGAACGACCATGCAACGCTTTATTTCGTGGCTTATGCGCTGGACAATCGAAGTCTTCGACGACCACAAAGACCCTGACTGGAAACGCGACTAAGCCCAAGACACGGCGGCGTAGCGGCTAGAACCAGAACCGCCACCTGCTGACGGCCCCGCTGAATAATTGGTCGTCGCAGTGAACTGGATAGGCGTGTGAGCGCTGCTGAGTTGCACGCCGTCGCTTCCCGCGTCGCGGTCTTCTATCTCCGGAGAAGGCCAAGTGTGACCGCCTCCCGAAACAGTAGCCGCGCAAGCAATCACGAAGCCCCGCACGGGAATATCTATGAGAAGGTTCGCAGCGTTGTCGCTCGTCGCGGTATCGAAAGGCGTGCCGCTAACAAGTCCTGAGGCACGATATACGCTTATGTGACACCCCAAAACGGGAAGCGGATGCGTTACGACAACATCAGCTGTAGTCCCTGTCGGGACAATAGCGGAAGCAATAGCAACAACTCCGTTTCGAGTGTTGCCCGTGTTGTTCGTTGCCGCATGAATTGTTGCAGCTATTCCCCCTATCGTAACTGCCGATATACCAGAGTTGGCAGTTGTTGCACTAGACGTTGCCGACACGAAGACACGGCGTCCGATGTCGGCGGCCCCGATTGCTTGAGCGGTAAACCCGTAAACGGTAGTGTTGCCATCGTCTACGGCCGAAGCGGTATGACTGAAATCAGGGGGGAACGGCCCCGCGACAGCACCAGGGAACCAACCGGGGGCGAAGTTCGCTTTCTTCGGCTCTTTATGCCAATCCCGCCGCAAATCATGGGGCGCGGGTCGGATAATAGCCGGTTTCGGAGGGAGCCAAAAATCCATTAGAACGGTCCTAGCGGAGCGCCGGGGAGAACGGCGGTTGAACTGTTCAACGCAAGAACAGACATGATGTATCGCTTATTGCTGTTATTGAACGTTAAAGCGTTCCAAGTCGCCACATGCGGCCCTAAATAACCGGCTTGAAGCGCAATCGTTCTGTCCGTCCCGTCATTTCCCTGTATCCACATGGTTCGCCACGTTCCGACTTGCAAATTGGTAGGGACCGCAAGGTTTCTATTTCCCGCCAAGATGATTTGGCCGAAGATAAAGCCGTCCCAATCAGGCGTAATCGTTGCGCCGTCCGTGATCGTCACCAGGGCCGCCGCGCTTTCGAGATGCGCAGCGGTCAACGCATGCGCTCCCGTCGTAGACGCGCGAACTTCCGCGTCCGTGGCGAGATCGACGACGCCCGTATTCGTTGCGTCCGCTGTTTGCTTAAGCGCAGCGAAGGCAAGAGCCGCCGTCGTCTGCCCCGTGCCGCCGTTTGCAAGACCGAGCGGAGAGCTTAGCGTCGCCAGTGCACCAAGGCCAAGCTTCGACCGTACAGCCGCAGCGTCAACTTCGTCCAGAACGTCCACCATGAAGGGCGAAACGACCAACGTCCCGGAAGCGTCGATCACGACGTTTTCGAGCGCCGTTTCACTCGCATTCCAACGGAGGACGTTAAGCGCGACAGGGTTTGGCAGCGTCAAGCCGGAGAAGACGGAGCTTTCCGGAAGCAGCAGAGAGCGTTCAATCTTCTCGTTGAGCCTGCTAACAAGCATGACAGCGAGATCCGCAGCTCTCTCGTGCGTGGCAGAGGGAAACGGATCAGTGCGCGGCCATTCGATAAGCTGCGAGACGGGAGGATCGCGGACAATCGTCAAGATCTCGCTGCCCCCGTCGTCGATCCCGTCGCCCGCAACAGGAAGCACCGTCGATATGGTCGCGCTGGACATGTCCGCAGCGAGCGAGACAGTGTAATCCGTGTTCAGCGTTAAGTAAGTGTCGATCCCTGCGAGAGACGTCTTCGCGACTGTCACGTGCGTAGCGTCGTAAAGCTTATAGTTAAAGGCAAACGGTCCTGTTGTCCCCGTGCCGATATAGCGTTCTCTTGCAGTTCCGGAAGGCACAGACATTAGAAAGCCCTCATGTTGTTGGGCGAAAGGTCAACTGGATACTTAAGGAATTCTATTCCCTGCGTTTGCTTCAAGCGGCGCTCAGCCCTGCGCAGATAGCCGGGAGTTGCCGCTTCAGTAAGGCCGTTCCAAATCAGAAAATCCAGCGCCATCTTCGTATAGAACATATTGACGAACGGCGTCAGCCCGCGAACGACCGTAAGCAGCTCGCCTGTAGGGTTTTCGCCCTCACGCATGGCCTGATACGCCCGCATCATGTTCTCGGCCGTGCCGACTGTCGGGCCAGCAATGTAGGCCGCGACGCTCTGCCCGTGCCTGCCCAGCTCGCCGAACAGGAAGTCTCCGATCATGCTTGAGGTTCCTGCCCGCGTCAGCCCTGCCAGGATCGCCCGCCCCGGATCGTTGTCCCACTGCGAGAACGGATCTTGTCCCTTGAAGAGCTGATTGAGCCCGTTCGCCAGCACGCCAAGGATAGCGCCGGTTATGGCGTACTCGGCAATGCCCGCGACCGCGCCAAGCTTGCCCTGCCCGCCATAGATCTCCCGTCCCCACGTGCGGCGGAAGTTGGCCACCATGAAGCTTTTGAACTGCGTCCCGAGACGAAGCGCAATCCCGAGTGGAGAGCCCGCCTTCTGGCCCTGGTAGAGGATCGCTTTCTCCGCGACGCCGGGATTGAGGACGCCGTAATCCATTCGATCCGCATAGTACGAATAGAGCCGGTCTGCCATCGCTTCGCGGAAAGTCTGATACTCCCAAACGACGCCGGTTGCCTGATTGTAAGCCGAGATAGCAGCGTCCGGAATGTTCAGCGCGTCCCGTGGCGTCAAATAGCGATTGCCTTCGCGTCCGACCGTCCACGGCGCACGCATGAGCGCGTTCCATTCGTTTTCGCCAATGTTGAACGCGCTCATAATACGCTGTTCGCTTTCGCCGAGCGCGCCCCAGAACTGGCCGTGATAGCTGCCCATATGCCGAGACATCATGTGGAGCAGCCCGCCGCGCGCCCGGTTGGTCAGCGCCTGCGCCCCGGAGTAGCGGAAGAAGATATCTTGAAGCCTGTTCAAACGCCCCGTGAAACCGCCAAGCTGGCGAGGATCGTTGATTTCCAGATGCGCGTTGTACTCGGCAAGCTCGCCTTCGAGATAGGCTCCCAGCAGATCGGCGACCTGCCGCTTCTCGCTGTTCATCCCGCCCCGGAAATACGCCATGAGACCGGAAGTCATGCGGTCGATAAAGCCGACGCCCTGGTAGCGCAGTTCGCCGCTGACGCTGGCCAGATCGACGAGCTGGGCAAACGGCAGGAAGCCAAGCTTCGCCATGCGCTGAATAGACAGCACGTTCGAAGTCACGCGCGCCCATGTCTCGTTATGCGGACGGTTGGCTTCGCCCGTCATATAGTCCATCCACAGCTCGTAAGAGCGGTTCTGCGACGTCAGACGCTCGATCATATCGAAGTCGCTGCGGCCCCGCGCTTCCTGCTGGAGCATCTGAATATCGGTCTGCATGGCGCGCTTTGGATTAGTCCCCCAAACACGCATCAAGCCAGCATCGCGAGCCGCCGACATTGCCGAGCGCATGATGATCTGGGAAGGCGTCATTTGCGAGGCGACGCCCATATAAGCCAGCCAGCTATCAGCATCCTTGAAGTGAATAACGCGGCTCTCTGAGACCTTCTTAGCGAGGTTCTGCCCGCCGACGCTATCCGGAATAAGGTCCATCTCTTCCGGGTTATAGCTGTCGTGAATGCCGCTGACGATCCGCTTATATTGCGCGCGAAGCTGCGTCTCGATATGCGCTGCGTCCCTGTTCGGATAGATTGTCGGGATATCGAACCATTGCTGCGCGTAGCCTACCCAGCGATCCTCACCCATGCGCCGAACGAGATCCTTGTCATGCGTCGTCCTGGCAATGTAGCCGTCATAAGAGCCGATGAACGCGCCTTCGTTGTTCAGCATCTCGACGGCGCGGCGCTGGAGGTTCTGCACAATCCGTGCGATCTGGAGCGCCTGAGGATTGCGCGTCACGGGCCTGCGCGGTCCTGGAGCAGTCCGGTTCAATTCGAACAGTTCCCGCGTCCAATCGCGCTCCATCGCCCCGGAAGCGAAGATCTGGTCAAGCCCTGCCGTCTTCAGCTCTTCGTCGAAGGTTCCAAGGAGCTTGTACGTGTTGCCTTCGATAGCCGCTGCCGCGCTGTCGCGGTTGCCGAGAAACGGCGTGTTCGTCCCAACAAGCTTTGCCTGCACGCCGAGGCTTTCGTCGCCTGCATTGCCATAGGTAACGAAGCGCTGACCACGTTTCGCCGCATCCATGACGACGTTCGCCCGCTGCTGCGCCGCGATGAGGCGAGCCCGTGCGATTAACGTGTCTCTGGCGTTCTGAAGCGTAGCCGTCTGCGGATTTTCGAGCGCAGTCTGTATGCGACCCTGCTCCGGAGAGAAAGGACCGAAGACCTGCTGATTGCGCGGGTGAATATCGTAGGCAATAAGCATCTCGACAATCGCGCCGACTTCCTGCTTCGTTAGCCGGGTCTGCGTCTCGTCAATGATCGTCTTGATACAGCGGTCTGCGTTCATTTCAACTTCTCCAAATACTCTTCTGCCGCACGCAGCCCTTTAGCCCGGAAGATCACGAGCACGCTGCAAGGGCAGGCTCTAGGATGCGACAGCAAGGGCAACAACACGGAAGGCAATTTCGTGACGCAGTAGCGCGCCAAGCTGTCTAGCTCTCTGGATTTAGCAGACATTGCACAGCCGTGTTGTAGATGTTCTCAAGTTCGCCCTGCTCCGCATTGATCTTTTCGAGCTGCGCCTTCAGCCGTAGCGCTGCCTCTGGAGGAAGCGTAGCGGCGATGGCGTCAAACTGCTTCTGCGCCGCTGCCTCCACAGCCTTAAACTGCGCTTCGTATGTGACGATCTCGGCAGACTTCAGCGCATTCAACTGAGCCGGAGGCGTCTCCACCTTCTCCACCATGGCGGGAGGCAAGTCGATCTGCGCCCCCGACGGAGCCAAGCCTTCCGCTTTCTCGACGTCCCTACGCTTCGGCTGCTTCGGAACCTCATCTTTGAAGACGATCTGCACGTCTCCGCCGCGCTCATCCGAGTATAACCGTTCGGCGTTAATCCGTCCGATCTTACGCGGCGGATTTCCGACTGCGCCCGGCTTCTTCGGAGGCGTCGCGGTCTCAGAAGGCTGCACGCTGAGTTCGATCTTACCCTCTGCTGCAAGCGTGTTGACGTAGCGAACAAGTTCAGCTTCGCCAATGTTGAACACGGTACGCATGCGAGGACCGAAGATCTCGTTAACGAAGAAAGGCCCCTTCCCCGCTAAGCCAGGATACTGCTCCGTTAAGACGCGCCGCAGAGCGTTGACTTTGTTGGTGATCAGACGACGCGCTTCCGTCTCCTTCGCTTCCTTCGACATGGCTCCGAACAGAACGATTTCCGTCCCGTCTTTGTCTGTCTTCTTAACGAGGTTCGGTCTGCGCTTCTGGATCTCCTTCACGGCTTTATCGAACTTGTTCTTCGACATGCCGGGAAGATAGTCCTTTAGCACGCGATCCGTAGGCACGGCGTTGTCGTCATTGGCCTTTATAGATGTTTCGATAGCCTTCTGCACTTGCCGTTCTGAGTAAACAGGAGCGGCGGGCTTCTCCTCTTTCGCGGGCGCGGTTTCAGGAGCTTTCGCAGCCCCTTCCGACGTTGCTGCTTTCGGCGCTGGCTCTGGGACATAGTCCGGAACCTCCTTATCGACAGGCCCCTCCGCAATCGCCTGATAATCCTGCTTGCGCCCCATGAGCGCGTCAACGGCGTTCGATACTCTCGCGCGCTCGGAGGCGAGGAGATGCTGCTCCCGCCCGGCTATCGCCCGCGCCTTCACAGAGAGCGGACGGTTCTTCCCTACGCCGCTTTCCGCCTCAAGCCTGCCTGCCCATGCCGCGAGCGCTTCCCTGGCCTGGAGAGCCTTCTCTGCGTTCTTAGGAACGGCCACCGCGCCAGCTTTGAAGGCAGCGGTCAGCTCGTGCATGTTCTCGGCGTAACCGGCCTGCTTCGCCTTGTCCAGAAGCTCGTCAAGGCCAATGCCGCGCTTGGCTTTCGGAGCGCCGCGCTTGGAGATGTAGACGGACGGCTTCAGATGCGACACGTCCCCGAGCACAGCGGCAAGCGTCCCGTCCGTGTCTTTGACGCCGCCCTGTTGCCTAACCCATGTCAGGAAATCGACAGGCTTCGGAGCCTTCTCTTTCAGCGCAGTAAGGTTCTTCTCCCAGTACTCAATGCGTCCGGGAATGTCGTCCAGATCAGGACCGTCACGGCGCAGCGTCGCGGCGACCGAGATTGCCGACTTGATCTGTGGATTTTGGTCAATCAGGCTGTCGATAAGCTCGCCAGATTGCACAGCTCTGCCGTGGATCAGATCCGAGATCGCGCCGCGCAGAGCCGCTTCGTTAACTTCGACAGGAAGCCTTTCGACCACGTCAGCAGGCGTTTGAACGGGCTCGGAGTTGATGCGCCGCTGAAACAGCTTCTCTTTGATCGCGCCTGACGCCGCGTGCATGCCAGCGCCGAAGGCCGTCCCGAAGGCGAGATTGTAGAGGCTATCCGCAAGCGTGTAGTCGCGGCCTTCTTGCAGCGCCGCGCCCGCGATCAACGGCTCCACAAGCAAGGAGCCCGCCAGACCTTCGACCGCGCCAAGCCCCGCCCGGTAAAGCTCTCTGCGTCCGAAGGTGGCAGCGCCTTCAAGGATCGCCGCATAGCGCGCTTCGCCAACAAAGGGAATGAAAGCCGCGCCGATGTTGAGCGGATCTGCAAGCGACGTCACCAGCGAGACGCCGAGCTGCGTCCCCCACGACGGATCATAGGCGTTCACCACCACATCACGGACAACCTGCGTCTTCGCCCGCGCAATCATGATGTCAACGGCTTCTGGCGTGTAGTGATCTTCGCCGAACTCCACCTTGACGCCTGCCTCCTCCGCCTTGGCTCTGGCGTCTTCTGGCGAGACCGTGCGACGTGTCGCCTGCATACCGCCGTGAAAGACGCCGAACTCGTCAAAGCCGCCCTGCTCCGCGTTCGCTCCGGCAAGCTCTACAGCGCGGAAGAGCGAAGACGTCGGGCTGTCGCGAAGCACGTTCCCGGCTGCGTTCTCGAAATAGGTCGAAAAGCTCGGCGTCATCTCCGCAATCGGCTCGTCAGGTACGAAGACGGGAGCGTTGCCGAACGAGATGTAATTAGGATCGTCCATCAATCAACGCTCCAGAAACCGAACAGAGTTTGACGGTCTTCGTTCTCTTGAGCAGCACGCGTTTGCATGCGCTCTTTGGAGGCGCGAAGCTCCGCCCAAGTGAAGACGATAGGCTTGCCGTCTTTGTCGGGACGCAGCTCTTTGCCACGCATGAGCCCTACGCCGCTCTCGTCCGGCAGCGTTACCCATTTGCTGTCGTCCGCATATTGCTGCTTGACGAGACGATCCGCTGCGACAGGGTCTGCTTGCGTCACTGGATCAGCGGGATTGGCTGCGATACGACGGTCAATAGCGTTAAACCGCTCGAAGCGAAGCACATGCTCCAGCTCCGGAAAGTCGGACGGCTTTGGAACGCGCACGTTTGCCGAGCTGGACGAAAACATGCGGTACTTAAAGCCAAGAACGTCCTCGTAAGCGCGCGTCGCCGCGTCTCCTGCGTTCTCTCCCTGCGCCGTATACACAGCGGCAAGCTTCTTCGCCTGTTCGAAGAAGTTCGTCACGGTTGGAAGGCTTGACTGCTGCCACATCGTAGACGTGACGAAGGGCTGAAACGCTTCCTGCAAGCCTTCGGTGATCTCCGTCTTCGTCGCCTTCGGCAGCACCTTCGCCAGATCGTCAAAGCTCTGCCCGTGCACGGAAACCAGCGTCATGGCTGCGCGTGGCTGCACCCCCGACGTCACGACTTGCAGCGTCGGCGACAGCGTGTCTTTCATCTCGCTGTAGATGCGCGGCCAGTTCTCTCCCCAGCGCGCCTTGAACTCATTGAGCGTTTGAACGATTGCTGCCGCGTCAGTGTCTTTCGTCAGCTTCTGATCCAGCGTCGCGGCGATCTGCTGCGAATACGCCTTCGGCAGGAAGCCGCGCCCGGCCGCAGGGACGCCCAAACGGGTTGCCTCCGTCTCCATGATGCGGGCATAGCTCTGCGCGGCTGCACGGGCTTCCCCAGCGTCCTGAGACGTCATGGCAGTGCCCAGCGCCGTGCGGGCTTCCTCGTTGAACGTGGCGACGTGCTGGCCGAAGTCCGTCAGGGCAGAAGTCCGTACGCGGTCCGCTACCTCTTTGGCCTGCGCATAGCCCCTCTGCTTCTCGGCGAAGAACGGATCGCCCGCCAGCGGTTTGAGGCTTTCGACATACTGCGCGCCTTGGGCAAGCGGCATGCGCTGCACGCGATAGCTAGCTTCAGCCCCGATTGCGTTCGCCTGAAACTCACCATATGCAACTGCGCCACGTTGCGCGCCCATTGCGGCCACAAACTCCTGTTCGCTCGGCGCAGACGTAGCCGCTCCTGTCGTGGCGTATTCCGCAACGGCATTCTCGGTGCGCTGACGAAACGCGGCTTCACCTTGCACCCTCCGCTTATTCATCTCCGTTTCGGCCTGTCCGTAAAGCATATCGCGCTTTGCGAACGGGATATCTGAATAGTAGGACGGCGCGTCGGAGACGTTCTTCCATGTCTCTTTGTCGCCGAACTTTCCGCCGAACAGCTTAAAGACCTGCTCAACGCTGCGGCCGTTGAAGATCGCAGGGTTAGCGGCGATCTGATCTGCGTTTGCGTACTTCTTCGCGTCGCCGCCTGGATCGCTAGCAAGGGCGCGGATCATCCGAGGCCCGCCCCCCTCGCCGAGAAAGTGCATCATGTAGAGATTGACGTCAGTCGTCGGCAAGCCCGCGCTCTGAAGCGCCTTGGCGTTGTCCGCAGTGAAGACGCGGATCGCGATCTCTTGTTTAGCCGGGTTGAAGCGGTCTTGCGACGTCAGGCCAAGATCAGGATGCCGAGCGATAACGTTGTCCCAAGTCCCTTTCGTGAACTGATAAGGACCGAATGCGCTAGAGCTATCGCTGCCGACGTTTCGCCCGCCGCTCTCCGCCGAGCGCAGCATAGCGAAATAGGTTCCGCCTCCGCCGTTTACGAGCCAGTCTTGTGTCTTGTCGGGACGGTCGCGAAGGTCTGCCTGCACAGCGGCATAGCTGCGCTTGTTCTGCGCTTCTTCGCGAAGTTTCGCCTTGTCTCCTGGCTCCAGCTCCAGGACGTCAAGAGCTTGGTCAAACTGTTCCTTTTGCGACTGATAAATCACGCCACGGCTTGCAGCGTCCGAAGCGAAGAGTTGATTTGCGTCGTTGTCCGCCGTCTTCGAGAAGTTGTCGATCTTGTTGCGTTTGTTTTCGACGCTTTCCCAAGCCATGGCACGAGCGCCGAAATTGTCACGGCTTGACGCCATGCGCTCCCGATATGCCTTGCGCGTCAATTCGTCCGGCAGCGCTGTGGCGCGGCGCTCAATCTCGCTGTCATAAGCCTTCATGAGATCCGGCGTGAACTGCGGCGCTCCCGGCTTAGCCTGCTCTTTCGCCTTCTGAAACGCTTCCTCCATAGCGAGGTTCGTATCGGAGACAGCGAAGATCGCATTCGACGCAGCGTTCTCCCGGTTGACGCGGTCCGCATTCGCGGCCATGCGCAGACCAGCTTCGCCGAGATCGGA